CAGAGGAAGCCATGGGCAAGCAGCCCCAAAGCCTCCTGCGTCGCCTATTCCGCCGAGCCGATGCCTAAGCCAAGCCTCGCCGAAGCGTTAGCAGGACAACAGCCTAGATACGGTGGACCGTCCTGCCGAATCTGCGATCTGCTACCGACACTACCCGACGAAGACGCCAAAGCACTCCGCACAGCGTTCGAAGACAGACGCTACACAGGCACCATGATCGTGAACGCACTCAAAGACTACGGCGAGGATGTATCTATCAGCACGGTCCGCAGGCACCGTCGCAGAGAGTGTTCCTCCCAAAGATCGTAGGTCGAGCGCTCCCTACACGGTGGGGAGGGGTGGCGATCCCCCTCTCGTTGCCCCTCCCTACCACCGAGTAGCGCGACACGTTAGACACTAAACAAAGGGAAGCGTTACGCCGGTAACGGATATTCTTGTTGCTGGCGGAAGGCGGTGCGGGTATGTCTGAGAGTGCTTCGATAGAGAGCCGGATCGACGATGCGGTGATGGCTTATCTGCGTGAGACTTATGAGGCTCCTGCGATCTTGACTGGCTGGGTTGTCGTGGCTGAGTTTGTTGATACTGACGGGACTCCTGAACTTGCCGCGTTCGCTTCGACGGGTATGCCGTACTGGAAGATCAACGGAATGATTGAGGCTGCACCGCATGAGATGGAGTACGCCTACGAGGATGAGGATGAGGATCTGTGAGTGATCTTGCCGCCAGCCTCGATGATTGCGTTACTCGTGTCGGTGAGATGCCTGACGATGAACTCATGGAGTCTTCGCTGCTGGTTGAGCGTGCGTTAGTGCACATGCTTGTTGAGCAGCAGTTGCGCGTGAACGCCAGCGTGTCGTACCTACGCAGCGTCTAACTCATGTCACGATTCGGTGGTGGCGTACTTCACGCAGAACCGAGAGATGAAGGCAGATGGAGTCTGGAACTTCACTCTGCCTGCCTGGGTTGTGGAGTTACCGGACGGTAGCCACTTCAACGTCTGCCCGAACGCTGGGGCCTGTGCGAAGTTCTGCTACGCGAGGAATGGGACTTTCCTGTTCCCGAAGGTTCGCGGTAAGCATCTGAGCAACCTCGAACTTGTCAAGGACGATCCCCTCTGGACTGCGGCATTGGCGGAGGAGTTGGCGCACAAGCGCTTCAGGCCGACAGGCATACCCCGAGTCATACCGGGACTAACGGACGTAACGCATCTGTCGCCGCGTGTGCAGGCTTGGATCCGTGAGGGTGGCGCTGCCGTACGGATACACGACTCTGGAGACTTCTTCTCCAGGGAGTATCTGCTTGGCTGGATCGGTCTGGCGAATATGTTCCCCGACATCCTGTTCTACGCATACACGAAAGAGGTCGCGTTACTCAGGACTGTCGATCTGCCCGACAACTTCCTCATCATCTTCAGCATGGGCGGCAAGCAGGACCACCTCATCGACCCCGACGCCGATAGGCACGCCGATGTGTTCCCCGATCTGCAAGCGATAGAGGACGCTGGCTACATGACCCAGCACCAGTCAGACCTCCTGGCTGTCCTGCTGCCCACGACGCGTGTTGGTATCCCACAGAACAACATCCCGCACTTCAAGAAGCGTCTCGCTGGCCGCACCTTTGCGGAGGCGCAGCGTGACAGGGTGAGGCACAGGTGAAGGCGTGGATCGGGATGCTGGCGGAGAAGGCCGCCTGCCGGAACGCCGACCCCGGCCTCTTCGATAACGTCGATGGGCCTCTCGTCTATTACGCGTTAGCGTACTGTGAGCGTTGCGATGTCGTGAAGGAGTGCGACACGTTCGTCAGGCCACGCCGATCCCTGTATGACGGTGTTGTGGCTGGAAGGTTGTGGCGGAACGGCAGGATCGTCGATGCCGCTCAGGATTCCTTGTGGGACGCGGTAAACTAACACGATGAAGCAGCAGGCAGCGCTCACTCCACTTCAGGTATTCGCTGTCTCGCTTCACGAGTTATTCTTGGCGTTTCGTGAGGCGGGATTCACGGAGTCGCAGGCGATGTTCCTTACGGCGCAGAGGATGAACGCAGATGCACGGAGATGACACAGGCTCAGGCCGGGACGAGTTCACTGAACTAGGATCCTCCGGTCTGCGGCGTTCAGGCGGGATCATCAATGAAGAGTTCCTGCCGAACCTTCAAGGTGTCAAGGGCTTCAAGGTCTACCGCGAGATGCGGGATAACGACCCCGTTGTTGGGGCGATGCTGTACGCGATCGACAAGGTAATCACTCGACTGGAGTGGAAGGTCGAGGGTGAGGACGAGCGTACGGCTGTGTTCGTTCAGGAGTGCCTGGATGACATGAGCGATTCGTGGGATGCGACATTGCAGAACATCCTGTCGATGCTGGTGTACGGCTGGTCCTTTCATGAGATCGTGTACAAGATCCGTGGCGGCTTGACTGGCGACCCGAAGACGAACTCACGCTTCAAGGACCACCGTATCGGTTGGCGGAAGTGGCCTGTCCGGGCGCAGGAGACTCTTCAGGAGTGGATGCTGGACGAGCGTGGCGGTATCCAGGGAATGGTCCAGATGGACCCGTCTGGTGGCGGTCTGCACCGTATCCCGATCGACAAGGCTGTACTGTTCCGTACGACGACGAACCGCAACAACCCCGAGGGCTACTCCCTACTGCGTAACGCTTACCGTCCGTGGTTCTACAAGCGCAGGATCGAAGAGATCGAAGCGGTCGGTATCGAGCGTGACCTTGCTGGGCTGCCGATGGCGTTCGTGCCTCCCGAGTATCTGATGGGTTCCGCTAACGCCGCGCAGAAGGCTGTCCTTCAGGCTGTCACGGAGATCGTGCAGAACGTGAAGCGTAACGAGCAGGAGGGGATCGTGTTCCCTGCCGCCTACGATGAGCAGGGGAACCGGGTATTTGATCTTCAGTTGCTTTCGGCGTCTGGCGCGAGGCAGTTCGATACGGGCGCGGTCATTCAGCGTTACGACCAGCGCATCAGCATGTCACTCCTGTCAGACTTCCTACTCCTGGGTAGCGACAAGGTCGGGTCGTTCGCTCTCGGTACGGCAAAGGTCGACCTGTGGACCCTCGCGGTGGACAGTATCGCTAAGACGATCGCCGAGGTAGTGAACCAGTACGCGATCCCTCGTCTACTGAAACTGAACGCGATGCGTACCGACAAGATGCCTGAACTAACCTACGGTCAGGTGTCGAGCGTCGAACTCAGCGAGGTCGCGGAGTACGTCTCGAAGTTGATGGGTGTCGGGGCGATCCTGCCCGATCCTGGACTCGAAGGACATCTGCGCTCGCTTGGAGATCTTCCCGAGTCCGAGCCGTTAGTCTAGTCTCATGCTGGTGTTCAAGGCGTGGCGCAAGTCGCCAGCGCTGACACAGGAGACTACGCCGAGCCAGCGCAGGATCACCCGCATCCTGAGCGACGCACAGCAGGCAGCCGCCCGGGAGTTCGGTGAGCGGCAGCGTGAGGTCGCTGATCTGCTTTCACGCGGTCAGGTTGATCGTGTCGTGGCGATGCTGCCGACCGAGCCTTGGCTGATAGCGCAGGATCAGTTGGCCGCTGAGTTGCTTGGGGAATTGCTGGACGCAGGTTCGCGCGTAACTCTTCCGTCGATCGAGAAGGCTACGTTGTCGTTCTCCTTCGACCGTGGCCGTCCGGAGTCTGCGTCGTGGGCACGCCAGCAGGCAGGCAACCTCATCACAGAGATCACCGGAGGGCAGCGTAACGTCGTCAGGGACATCGTTGCGCAGGCCGCTACAGGGGCACCGGGATGGATGGAAACCATGACTGGCGGACCCGACTGGCAGGATGTCGCGCGCGCCGTCCAGGGTTCGATCGGCCTCACGACACAGCAGGCAGGCTGGGTAGAGAACTACTACGAGCGTGCGTTCTCTAACGCCATCCGTGGTGGGGCGAGCAGTAGCAGGGCAAGGGATCTTGCTTCGGCGTCAGCGGCGCGTTACCAGACGAGCATTCACCGCTACCGGGCTAACACTATCGCCCGTACTGAGACTATGCGTGCCGCAAGCGAGGGACGTATGCAGGCGTGGAGCCAAGGCCTAACGGACGGGTTCATTTCGCCGCTCTGGGATAAGGAGTGGATCGCGGAGGCTGATGCATGCGATATCTGCCTCGGGATGGACCGGAAGCGTGTGAAGGTGAAGGAGTCGTTCTCCTTCGGCGAGCCTCCTGCTCATCCGAACTGCCGATGTGACGTTATCTTGGTGCCGCCGAATGTGAAGCCTCAGACGGGTGGCGGATTCGGTTTCACCGTATCTGATGTCCTGTTCAATCTTCCGATCGACGACATTCTCGTCGGGCTACTGCAGAACATGCCACTACCGAGGATTCCTGGCTGGGGAGCGCGACAGCCGACACCCGAGGTCACGCGACCCGCAGAACCGCCACGCTTCCCTGAGATCAAGGACAGGCCGTCATTCGATGAGGTCATGGAGCAGGCCGACGACATCTTTGATCGTGTCGCGGCGCAGGCGCAGAGTGAGATTACTGCGGGAAGAGAACTTGACCTAGGTGACCGTATCCTTCACGAGTTGTACAAGACGATGGGATACGACGATTTACCGATGGTCGCGGATGAAGACGTATTTCAGAAACTCGCTGAAGGGCAAACGATTTGGATGCGCGGCCTCCGCGATAAGTTAGCCAGCGCGAACAGTCCGCGTGTATCGGCGGCGGAACTTCTGGACGCGTTGCGGTCTGGCCGGTACTACGCCGGATACGGTGTGTTCGGTAACGGAACCTATACGACGAACGTAGCGGGTACCGCTGTTCAGTACGGTGGTGGCGAAATCGGCAACGTTGTGCGTATTTTGCTGTCCCCTGCCGCTAGGGTAATTGAGCAGAAGCAACTATTTGACCTTTACAGCGACTTCATAGATACCCAGCCTTCCGATAACGCCAAGCGGATCGCAAGCGACCTTGGGCGCTTTGCCGCCGCGCTCGGCTACGACGCGATCAGGGTTGATGGAGCCGGTTTAGGGGCAAATGAAGATTATTTGGTGATCCTGAACCGTGGGGCTACGGTAATTGCGGGGAGCAACGGACTGGGGCCAGGAGTGATTTCCTCACGGACGCTCATGCGAACATGGAATGACGCCATCTCTGAGGACCCGAGCCTGCTGCAAACGTTCGACAGTATGTACAGTTACGCGATCAGCAGAGGCTTCACTTCGGTCTTGGATGGCGACAAGGTACGGGACATATCGGAATTCCTGTAGGGGAGATGACTAGGTGTCTGTAGCCAGCAATCCAGATGACTCACGCAGATTAGCGTTAGCGATGTACCGAGCCGACATGACTGGCGCGGAGCGTATTGATGCTGCTCGCGCGGCGATGCAGGCCGCGACCTGGAAAGACCTGCCACAATGGTTACGCAACATAGTCGCGGAGACAGAACGGGAACATGATGGATCTTCTTGATCGCGTGAACGCGCTAACGGATGACCAGTTGCAGATGGTCGCTGAGCGCGACGATGCCTCCGGTGTCCTCGCCGCCTATCGGCTCGCTGAGTTGCGTGGCCTGCCGTACCCGGACCGGGAGACTGTGATCCTGGGTGAAGGCTATGTCATTGTGGCGCAGAACGGACAGATCCAGAAACTCCCTATCGAATCTGTCAGCAAGGTCATTCGTGAGGAGTCTGGCGAATACTGCGTGTATTCGGAGGATGGTGCGCGTTCGTTCGGCTGCTACCCGACGATGGAAGGTGCGGAGGAGCGTCTGCGTCAGATCCACGTGTTCCGTGCTGCGCTGCGCGAGGGATCTTTCGTTTCGTGGAACTCTTCTGGCGGTCGCGCTAGGGGCCAGATCGAACACATCATGTACGAGGGAACGCTCGGCGTACCGGATAGCGACTTCTCTATCAACGCGGAGCCGGACGATCCTGCGGTCCTTATTCGTATTTGGCGGCAAGGCTCCGAGGGCTGGGCAGCAACCGAGACCCTCGTCGGTCACAAGATGTCTACCCTCACGAGCATCCAGTCGCTGAAGAAGGAGACGAAGCGCGAAGACGATGAGGACTTCCCTGCCGAGGCGTTCGCTTATGTGCCTGACCCTGAATCTCCTTCGACTTGGAAGTTGCGGCTATGGGACTCGATGGAAGAGAAGGTAACCGCTGCTCAGGTGGGTCGTGCGCTCGCTGCGCTGGGACCGGGTGGCTTTCGGGGGAACAGGGTTCAGATCCCAGCGGAGGATCTTCCTGTTGTGCGCCGCAAGATCCTTGCTGCGTGGCGGACCGTCCATGAAGCAGACGAGCAGATCCCGGACGTACTGAAGAAGGAATCTTTTGTTCCGCCGCAGGGTGTTCAGGAAGCGGCGCAGCGCGCGTTGGAATGGATCGCTGAGGGGCACGCCGGCTCGGGTTTCACGGATGTTGGTCGGGCGCGGGCAGCGCAGTTGGCTCGCGGTGACGCGGTGAGTGAGACGACTATCGGGCGTATGCGTTCGTTTCTGGCGCGGCATGGAGTGAACCGGAACAAGCCCGGCTGGAACGCAGGCGATGAGGGCTTCCCTTCGGGTGGTCGGGTCGCTTGGGATGCGTGGGGAGGTGACGCTGCTGTCTCGTGGACTGAACGCATTATGGGACAGATAACGGACGAGGAGAAGCAATACGATCCTGATGATCTGCTGACCCAGCGCCAGGAACTCATGTACGAGAAGTACGAGTGGATCGCGGAGATGCTTGGGCCGTGGGACGGCGGTATCAGCGGTTCGGGTGCCCACTACATCCCCGCTGTGGATAACGTGTTTGCTGAGTCCGGTATCAAGTGCGCCAACTGCGTCTTCTTCGAGGGTGGCGGCGGCTGCGAGATCCTGACGCAAATGGTTGAGCCGGAGGGTGCCTGCAAACTCTGGATCATCCCCGAGGGGCAAGTGAAGGAGACCGTTAAGTCTCTGTCCCGCGATGACAGGTTCCTCCGCAAGCAAGCCGCTAACAGATTCACGCTTGGGCCTCTGTATGTGCCGGACTTCATGGACGCGCATGGCGAGTGGACTGATAGCGACGAATTGCAGCAGGCCGTGTGGAAGTGGGTTCAGGGTGGCGACCGCACCATCTACCTTCAGCACGATAGGAAGGTTCGGGCTGGCGAGTGGGTTGAGGTCATGACGATGCCGCAGCCTTGGACCGTCGATATGCTGAACGGGCAGGGCGAGTCGATCGGCAAGATCACCTACCCGAAGGGCACCGTCTTCCTCGGCGTTATTTGGGATGAGGGTCCCTGGCGGCAAATCCTGAATGGCGAGTTGCGCGGCTACAGCATCGGCGGATTCTCTGACCGTGTGCTGGCTGATCTCCCGGAGGAGGCTGCCCGGGATGGGATCGAACTGGAGCAGGAGCCATCTTTGGCTAAGTCGATCGCTGACGCGGTTGCCGAGGCGATGAGACAATCTCAGCCTGTCGTAAATGTCGTTATGCCGGAGCCTGGGAAGGCGAAGGTGCGTAGGATCGAACGGGACGAGCATGGGAACATCGCTCGCATTATTGAAGAGGATGACTGATGGCTGGTCTTGTTAATGCGGGTAAGCATCTGATGCTGAACGGGTTCTCCGCTGGGGTGACGCATGTGTCGCTTCACACGGCTGATCCGTCAACGAATGGGGCAAATGAGGTGTCGGCGTCGCCGTACACGCGGGAGTCTGTGTCGTGGGCGAGCGCCGCGTCTGGCTCTCTTCAGAACTCTGCTCAGGTCGTGTTCGATGTCCCCGGGACTACGACGATCACGCATCTCGGATACTGGTCGGCGTCTACGAGCGGCACGTTCTACGGTTCGCGGCAGTTGGATACGAGCCAGACGTTCGCTACTGCTGGTACCTACACGATCGGCGCGAACCTCATCACCGAATCCATCACCTAGCGTTAGGCGCGGGTTATGCCTGCACGCTTCACGTTAGACAGCGACTATCGCGGTTTGCTGAATGTTCACGAACTTGGCTTCGTCTCACCGTACTTCACGTTAGGTGACTCGCTGCGTGGGCAGTTGGATGATGACCGACTAGCAGGCTTTGGTCACGGATTCGTTACTGGTGATAGCAGTTGGGGCAGCAGCCGTGTCGTCGCGGTAAAGGGACCGGACGTTGGTCCTACCGGCGTAGGCACAGAAATCAGTAGCGATCCGGTCACGGGTCAGGTTGGCTACACGGGTTCCGTGTCCGCCGCGTCCACTACCGTCGGCTCGCTATCTGGCGTAGTGGGATTTGCCGGAGTCGTGTCGGGGGTCGCCGTCACGCTTGGGAATGTCGGCGGTTTGGCTGCTCGCTTCGGCTCTTCCTTTGGGCAAAGCGCTGCGACTGCCTATGTGAACGGTTCTCCTGCGTTTACTGGCTCATCGTCCGGTCAAGCGGAAAGCCTAGGGAAGACATCTGGAGCCGCAGAAAGGTTCGGGGCAGCGTCGGGCCAGACCGTCACGGAAGGCGTCCTCGTTGGCGTCCTGGGCGCTCTCGGCGGTATCACGGCGGTATCAGGCACCGCAGGGGAGGCGACCGGCTCACCGACCCTAACAGGCAGTATCAGTAGCACGAGCGGCAGCGGCGGAACAGCGGCAGGAGCCGAAGGCAGCAACGGCGTCATTCAGGCAGCCACACAAGTCATCGGAAGCGTCACCGGCAGTCCCGCGCTCCTCGGTGTAAGCACAAACGCTAACAGCAGCACGGGTACCGTTATCGGCGTCGCGGACAGCACGATCCTCGCAGGAGCCATCAGAGGCACAAGCGCAACGGCGGGAACCGCTACCGGCTCTGCTGCACTATCTGGCTCGGCAGCAGGTAGCAGTGTCAGCAGCGGCAGTATCGGATCGGGTACGCCACCGGCTCCCGCACCTGACACGCCGAGAAGCGGCGGGTACGCGTGGTCGTTCTCCGGTGACGCGACACTCATCGCGCCAGATGATCTCATTCAGGGACTCACGCAGTCGGTCGCACGAGTGAGCGGCACAATCGGGCACACAGGCAGCACGAGCGGGACCATACCCGCCATCGGTAACGTCTCTGGTCGTGTGCGTATCCGCGAGGACGACGATCTGGAAGTTCTGCAACTACTCGGCATCCTCTAACATAGACGTTATGGCTAAGACGATCCGACCCGGCACCTACGTCAAGGTTGAAACCGACGCCGGCAGGATTAGGCACGCCAGGGTCACAGCCGTAACGGATCAGGACAACATTACGACGCGGCTCGGCACCCCGAAGACGAGCGCTTCAGCAACGTTCGAAGCAGATCGAGTTGTCTCAACGGCGACCCGAGGCACGATCTTCATCGAAGATTAGGCGCTTCCCAAACTCATGTATCATTATCCGTGAAGTAGGAGGTGCGGCTTGGCGCGCAAAGCCCCAAAGATGACTGAACTTGTCATTGAGGAAACGTCTGGCGTCGATCATCCGGCGCATTTGCACGAAGGCTGGCTCGTCATCAAGGCGTCTAATACTGAATCTGTGGCAGATGT